ACGGCATACGGGCAATAGTCGCTGCAAAGTTCAAAATGAACGAGCGGACTTTGCAGATGCGGCTAAAAAAGATGAAGGACAAGGGGTACGTTATCCCTGACTCCACCTACCAGCCCGGACGCCAAGTCGTAGACAAGGGCGATTACGAGTTCACCGCGCTGCCCGACGACGACGTTCCCATCGAGGAACTGATTGCCCAGCGCAAGCGCAAGTTCCAGTACAAACGGGAACACGAAGAAGCCAGCAAACTCATTCCTATCAAAGTGAAGATGGCCGGTGCTATCGGCATTTTGCACTTTGGCGACCCGCACGTAGACGACGACGGCTGCGACATTGAGGCCATCGAGCGTCACACCGACCTGGTAAACCGCACAGAGGGTCTATTCGCAGCCAACGTGGGCGATACCACGAACAACTGGTGTGGCCGCCTTGCCCGCCTCTACGCCGACCAGACGACCTCCGCCGCTCAGGCTTGGAAAATAGCCGAGTGGTTTATCAAACGCTGCGACTGGCTTTATATGATTGGCGGCAACCATGACCTATGGTCAGGCTCAGGCGATCCCCTGCGCTGGATAGCCAAGCAGCAGGATGCCCTTTATAAGTCCTCAGAAGCCCGCCTAGCGCTTCGGTTCCCGAACGGCCTAGAGGTGCGGGTCAACGCTCGACACGACCACAGCGGCTCTAGCATCTGGAATCCGGCCCACGGCCCGATGAAGGCTGCGCTGATGGGAACCCGTGACCACCTCTACGTAGCCGGGCACAAGCACGAGTCGGCGTATAGCGTCCTGAAGGATGCGATTAGCGGTATCACCATGCACGCTTGCAAGGTGGCCTCGTACAAGATTTACGACCGCTACGCCAAAGAGCGCGGCTTCAGGGACAACTGCCTGTCGCCCTGTGCGCTAACGACAATTAACCCTGCGCTACCGGCTGACCATCCAGACTTGGTGAAGGTGTGGTGGGACCCGGAGGAAGGGGCTGACTATCTGACATTTCTGCGACGGCGCTGAATATCTCAGCCCGTTCGCGGTTTGCTCGAAGGGTGCAGTACCGCTGGTGTAGGCGCTTGAGGAACGTGGCACGCCGTTGACCGGCAATCTCCTCGTCCAAGAGCGCCTTCACTTCGGCCTCGTTAAACAGATTCAGGTTTTGGTTCAATACGCGCCAGTTCTTCATGGCGGCATTGTAAACAAATTATTTAAGCCGCTGCAAGTAAAGGGCTTGCAGGGCGCATACGGTGTCGTCTGGGTCACGGGCTTCGTACCACTCGCCCCTAGGTTGGAAGAAACCCTGAAAGCGTTTCTGCCCCTCTGACAGCCGCCCACCCTTGGCCTTGACCTCAATCCAGCAGATCCACGCCATACCGTCGTGCATTGGCTTTACGGCCAACAGATCAGGGATGTCGTGCCCTGCCGAGGCGTAGTCTATGACCTCGAAGTTGGCCTTACGTAAGGCTTCTACAATCTCGGTGTGGTTGTTGTCTCGGCGTTTAGCGTAGCGCATACGCCGATTATGCCGGTTTGCACCTAGCCTTCAACTTGGTCACGCCGGGTTCGCCCCATAATTCTCGCACCATGCCTCGAACGTGCGGGTCGCCGTATGCCTCAGTCGCATCGTCCAAAGACCGCAGGATGTCGCCCACGTAGTTCTTGAGCCACGAGGTGCGCTCCGCACGCTGCTGCCAGTCGCCTACGCCGATCCGAGCAAGGTACGCATCGGCTAACCGCAGTTTGCCGAACGGCGTGTGCTTGACGCTTTCCCAATACCGCACGTTGGCCTGTGACGCCCACGATATGTCGGTGCTATTAGTTACGGGATTGTTCATATATCCATCGTCCTATAAGTTCTGGTATCTGCGGCACTACGGCGTTACCGAGTGCCTTAAGTCTGTCCAACCGATTGGGAACCCCATCAGCCACTCGACCCACTGCGGGTTCAATTTCCCACCATGTATTGCGTTGAGTGATTTGGATTGCTGAGTGTTGCCCTGAAGGCGATATTTGTGCGGACTCGCATCCGGCGTCGGCCACATCCTGCGACCATAAACTTCTTGCGCCGCCACTTGACTCCATAGAGTCCAGCGTCCTTGTGGGTGCAATCGTTCTGCTTCCTTCAGTCCAGCGTCCAGACTGCAAGCGTTTGACGGATTCGCTGTGGGGGTAGGCCACAATCCAGATTCGGTCTCGACGGTGAGGGGCGCCAAGGGCTGAAGCGGGTATACAGTGCCATTCTGCGTCGTACCCGATCTCAAATAGGCTGCCGAGAACTTCGTCCAATCCTCGATGGCGAAGGGCCGCGACGTTCTCTGCAATGATCCAGGACGGCCTCGTTTCCGCGATGAGTCGGTGAAATTCCCACCACAGACCGGATCGTTCGCCAGCAAGCCCTGCGCCTTTTCCTGCTGTGCTGATGTCTTGGCAGGGGAATCCTCCGCAGATAACGTCGAACTGGACTCCATCGTTAGCCAATCGAGTTGCTGATAAGTCACGAACGTCCTCGTATATCGGCAGATGCGGCCAATGCGTATGTAGCACGGCTTGGCAAAACTTGTTGGGTTCGCAAAACGCTACTGTCTGCATACCAGCGCGTTCTAGCCCAAGGCTAAACCCGCCAATACCGCTAAACAGATCAAGCACCCTCACGGATTTTTAACACGCATTGGATTTGGTACAGACGCAACGCAGGAATCTTGTCTTCCTTAAACCAGCGCAGCACAGCCTGCCTGGTAACGCCTAACGCCCGAGCAATCTCGCTCTGGGAACCATAAATCTTCAGTAGTTGTTTCGGTGTCATAGATTTCACAGTAACAGGTGTTGACAGGATCGTCAACGGGAGTATACTGCACTTCGGGGATTGGCCCCGATGGAGAAAGACATGGAAGATGATTACCGCATCTTGGCCGAGCAGGAACGCGACCGACTCATGGAGTTGCACTGCCGCGCCGAACACGCCGCCTTCAACGTCATCGAAGGCTTAAACGAACTCAACCGCATAGAAGCCGAAGGCGCTTTCAAACTGCACCAAGCGTTTGCTGAGTGTATTGCCGCTATTGACGCCGCATCGGCCAAACTGAGGAACCCGCAATGAAGGTCTACGAGAAGATTGCCGCTGTCACCGCCGAACTATCCAAGATCGGCATTAGCAAAAACAGCAAGAACCAATCGCAGGGCTACGCTTTCCGTGGCATTGACGCTGTGTACGGTGCGCTCTCGCCGCTGCTGTCAAAGCACGGCTTGTGCATCCTGCCTCGCGTCACCGACCGACAGGTTATCGAGCGCCAGAACCGCCAAGGTACTGCGCTGTTCTACGTCACGCTGACCGTGGAGTTTGACTTTGTAGCCGCCGAAGACGGCAGCAAGCACACGGTCATTACCGTAGGCGAAGCGATGGACTCAGGCGACAAGGCCAGCAACAAGGCCATGTCTGCCGCTTACAAGTACGCCGCCTTCCAAGCGTTCTGCATCCCGACCGAGGGCGACAACGACGCCGACTCGCAGACGCATGAAGTCGCAGCAGCCATTATTGATCCTGTTGTTGAAGCGGCAGTACAAACATCAGCCAATATTCAGGAGTTAAACAACGTATGGAAAAGCCTAAACGCAAGCGAGCGAAAGGTGCATCTGAGCCTGTTCAGCGAAAAGAAAAGCAAGTTGGCCTCAGTCTAAAGGAGCAGAGGCTAGTGAAAGAAATAGTAAGTGATGTTGAGTCATACATCGTGGCTTGGTCGCTGACCAATACCGTCGAAACGATGGAGCAGATGATTGAAGAGCGTGAGTCTGGCCTATGTCCTACTGGCTTCTTTGAGAAGAACAAGGCTAAGGACTTGCGTGTGATGAAAGACCACCGCGATGCCGCCAAGATCATTTTGAAATGGTATCAGGTGCCAAACACATGACTTATCCCATTATTGAACTAGAACGGTGGGAGTATGACTTGGTAAACCTTGTCGGCGCTCGACGATGTTCAGCGCGATGGGATAGCCAAGACGCCCTGCATTACGACCCGAAGCGCATGGAAGATGACCGCACGGCACAGGTGGCCGCTTGTGCGGCAGAGTTAGCCGTAGCCAAGTACACCAATCGTTATTGGCACGCTCACGTATGGGATGCCCGCGATCACCAACTCTACAAAGACTGGCCGGACGTTGGCAGGAACATCGAGGTTCGTCGCGTGCGAACCAGTAACACTGCCGCTGTGCGACAACACCAGATCGGTAAAGGCTTGGTGTTGTTCGTCGCTAAGCCGGTCATGCCGGAGATACGAGCCGTGGAGATTCTTGGCTGGTTGCCGCATGACTTGGCATGGGAGAAGGCGACACCTTCTGACTATTCAGAAACCACACGAGTTATTTCCCCTCAACACCTACGATTGGAAAAGTATCCGTGAAGTTATGAAAACGTATACCAAAAGATCGCGTTACAACCCACGCATTACGTTTGAGCAGTACAAGGTGCTGCGCGAGCGTAGAGCCGATGCCAAGGCCAACAAGAAGCGTATCAACTACAAACCTTTGGCGCAGGAGTGGGGGATGAACCCCATGCTTATGGCTTCTGCACTGCACCGTGGCATAAAACAATACGATTACCTGCTCTGGAAGCAAGGAGAGTTGCAATGATTAGTCATCTCGCCAAACGTCCGAGCGATGTAGATCGGCCATCAACAGATGACTCGGGCTACCGCCGACTGTGGTCTGCCGTGCTGTGGCAGGCGATTAAAGACGCAGACAATGCCGATGGCCGAGGCGCTGCGTTTCACTGGATTTTTTCCCGTCGTGATGACGCCGGGTCGATGCGCTGGATTTGCGACATGCTCGACTTTGACTACAACAAGTTGCAGTCGTTGTGCATGACCCGTGATGGCCGTAAAAAAATCTTAGGGAGAGTGTGATGGAGCAAAGGACAACAGAATGGCACACCGCCCGTCTGGGTAAGGTGACTGCCTCGAAGGTGGCTGACGTAGTGGCACGCACGAAAAGTGGCTATGCCGCTACCCGCGCAAACTACATGGCGCAGTTGGTATGCGAGCGCTTAACCGGCAAGCCGACCGAAGGGTTCAGCAGCGCCGCGATGGAGTGGGGCGTCGAGCAGGAAGGCGCAGCCCGTGACGCCTACAGCGCCAAGGTGGGCGAACTCGTCACTGAGGTGGGGTTTGTTAATCACCCTGCAATCGAGATGGCAGGTGCAAGCCCCGACGGTTTGGTGGGCTCGAATGGTTGCGTCGAGATCAAGTGCCCGTCCACGGCTACGCACATCGAGTATCTCTTTGAGCGTGAGCCGCCACAAAAATATTTTTATCAGATGCAATGGCAAATGGCTTGCACGGGTACGGACTGGTGCGATTGGGTCTCATACGATCCGAGGATGCCCGAGGAGTTACAACTGCTGGTAGTGCGTATCCCACGAGATACAGATTGCATTACGCTCTTGGAAAAAGAGGTAAAGGATTTTTTGGCCGAGTTGGATGCTAAAGTTTCTAAACTGAAGGAGATGACCTTGTGACTTACGACAACACTAATCGAGGCGTACTGTTCCCAAACGACAAGAAGGGCAACGAAAAGCGCCCGGACTTTACTGGCGACCTAAACGTGGGCGGCACGGAGTACAAACTGTCTGCGTGGAAGAAAGCCTCAAAGGCTGGCAACAATTTTTTGTCCATCAGTGTCCAGTTGAAGGAAGGCCAGAAGGCACCGCCAAAGCCGACGCCTGCCGGTACGCTGACTGAGGACAACTGGGCGAAGGCTGACCTCAACGATCCGTTGGGTTTTTAATGATTAGCGAAGAGAGAGCCGAGAAAGCGTTGCGGTATCTCGTCGATACAGACGAGCCGTGTGCGCTGGCGAAGGCTGAGATGGAGCGTGCCGAGTATGGCTGGAAGGCGACCCGTGAGGCCGTCTTCACGCACGCCGAGGGCACGGTGGCGGAGCGGCAAGCGATTGCCGCGACCCACCACGCCACCAAAGAGGCGCATGAGCGATACTGTGCGGCTGTGGCGCTGTACTCGAAGATGGCGAACAAGCGTGAGACAGAGCGTATCGTCCTTGATACCTGGCGCACTATCTCGGCCAACCGAAGGATGGGGAGTCCATAAAAAAAGCCCCACGGTTAGGTGGGGCTAAGGACTCACTAGGAGAATGTACACGGAGAAAATCGCAATGCTCCGTGAGAATAGCAGACCAGTGGGGTAATGCAATGGATGAATACGAAAGTCTCGCGGATGGTGATGTATCGCAGTTGGCACCGGCTGACTGGTTTAAACGATTCGTTTACGTTGCCGAGGGCGACCTGTTTTTCGATGTAAAGACGCATCAGGACTATTCCCGGCAGACGTTCAACGCCCTGTTTCGGGGTACGCCGTGCTATTCCGTACACAACAAGGCTAGGCGCATTGAGGCGGCTACGTTTTTCGATGAGAACCGGGCTGCCATGGGTAGTTACGTCGCTAATGCCCTGACGTATGCGCCGGGTGAAACCGAGTTGCTGAAGAAAGCCGGGGTGGGCTACGTCAACAAGTGGAAGGACTCACGGCCAGCAGCGCAGAGCGCGGACGTATCGCTTTGGCTGAACCACTTGCATCGGATGATCCCTGCCGACTTCGAGCGCGAACACGTTTTGAACGTGATGGCGTACAAGCGCCAGAACCCACAGCGCAAGATAAACCACGCCGTGCTGCACACGGGTTTGCCGGGTGGCGGCAAGGATACCCTCTGGGCGCCTTTCCTGTGGTCTATTGGCGGCGGTTCGCTAAAGAACATAGCCGTGGCTAGGGCTGAAGAGGTCGCTGGCTCGTGGGGCTATACCTACGAGTCCGAGGTCATCGTGCTAAACGAGATCCGATACCGTAAGGGCGATGACCGCAGGGCGATGGAAAACAACCTGAAACCCGTGATCGCTGCGCCGCCCGAGTTGCTGTTGGTCAATAAGAAACAGCAGCACCCGTATTATGTGGTGAATAGGATTTTCGTGTTGGCGTTCAGCAATGACCGAGCGCCGATCACGATCCCGGCTGATGACCGTCGCTGGTTCGTCATCTGGTCACAAGCGCCACGCCTACCGGACGACGAAGCCGCAAGGCTGTGGGATTGGTACGGTAAGGGTGGGTTTGAGGCTGTGGCCGGTTATCTGGATGCGCGAGACGTTAGCGCGTTTAATCCCGGAGCCGTGCCGCCGTTGACCGATGCGAAGTTGGCGATGGTTGACCTAGGCATGAGCGGCGGTGAGGCGTTTATCGCTGACATGGTGCGGCAACGTCGTGGAGTGTTCGCCAGAGGCGTTATAGGCTCGCCGTGGTCAGAGGTGCTATCTGGCATCGCCGCAGGTACGGACGGCCATAAACCGTCCCGTGAGACGTTATTCGTCGCCCTGCGGGAGAGCGGCTGGAAGGATATCGGGCGAGTAATGAGCCGCGAGCATCAAACCCCGAAACACCTTTGGGTGGCTCCCGAGTTAGCAGACCGCAGCAAGTCCGATATCCGGGCAATGGTCGAGGGTAAGCCTGACCTTCAAATGGTGAAATAAGAGAGGGGGCGCGAAGCCCCCTCGTTTAGTCGTCAAACAATATCGACGCGAGTACCGTCAGAGCGACGGCTATCAGGAATCCCGCCATAGTGTCGCCCTCGCAGTATCTACGCATCGCCCGAGATAGGTGATCCAATACCGACGGGTGCAACGGGTCAGCCGTGGATAGGATGGGGTCAGCCCCCAACGCTCGTAAAACTCGGTCACGTGCTCTCCCTCCACGCTTCAATGGCGGCTTCGGTGGCTATCTTGATGCACTTATCGCAAGCGTCATTACCTGAAATTTTGTTTCTCGTTGGCGTGGCTGGGAGAACGTCCCACGAGTTAAGTTCCCAAGTATCGTTATAAAACTTAGTGCAACAGTAGTCGCACGTTATTTCGCGGGTAATCTTTATCATTTGCTCTCTCCTCTTGAACGTATAGCGTCTGCAATAAACCCTGCGCGGTATTTTTCTAGTTCAGTTAATGCCCCACTTTCAATTTGCGCGTCACACACCTTCGCACACGCCTCACGCTCGACTGCGGCAACGAAATTGGCGAAGCGTTCAATTGCCGGGTGGAACCTACAATATGTAATTCCGTTTATGATTCCACGCTCCATAGGAACCCCCGCCTCTTCCGCCAGTCGGATGATGTCGTCGCGGGTCATTTGTTATCCATCCATTCCAGTCCAAAAAGCACAAACATCAATGTACGGCGAATCCAGTTTGGCTTTTTAATCATAGAAAACTGAAACGAAGAGTCGGGGAGAAACCAACGACCTGCACACCTAAAAGGCTCTGTTCGGCTACTAAAAACAGCGTTGTCGTTTTTGGCAATGATGTCGTCGCGGGTCATGTCATGTTCCTCCCAATCTCAGCAGCGGCTCGCACAATGGCTCGGCGGGTGGCGGCGAGGGGGTCGGTGTCGTGTCGTTCACGGAACTCTTTCCAGTTGTCGGTATT